ACTGAAGCAAGAATTTTAAATCAACCTAATTTGAAAATTAATAAAGGATATGTTGCTGGTAACAAAAATATAGTATTTTTAAATGCTGAGTCAGAGGCAAAAGCTCATGCAAATGCTTATACCAATGTATTAGAAGCTGAAAATAGTATAGGTAAAATGGAAAATCTAATAAGAGAAATTGGACAAAAACCAACCGCTGATGCTGTTAGTATATTTTTAGATAGAGGTAAAAGATTATTACAACCTTTAGGTATTGGTGGAACAGATTATTCTAAAGGATTTAATTTAACTAAAGAAGAAATTCAAAAAAATATAACTCCTGAAGCACAAATAAGAATTTTACAAGATAGGCTTATATCTCAATATAAAAAGTTTTTAACAAAAGAAACTGGTAATGGTGTCTCTGAAGGGGATATTAAAAGATTAAATAAATTATTGGGTGAAATAAATCCTTTCCAACCACTTGAAGAAAATCTACAAAGATTTCAAGAATTAAGAACAATCTTTGCACAACCTAAAAAAGAATTAGAAAGTGTGTTTACAGACTTTGCTAACAGAAAAAATCACATGAATGATGATTCATACAACAATACTATGGCTGTTATTAATAGAGCTATATCAACAGGAACAGACGGACTAGCTAGTTTTGGCGTTGAGTCAGACGGTTCTATAACAATAGATTTAAGGTAGTTTTAGTATGGGAAAAATTACGCTAAATACACCAGAAGGAGCCATTAATATACTTATTAAAGGTGATAAGCCTAATGTTGAAGAAAGCATAAAAATAGCAAATATATTAAGAGATAGACAAAGTGGAAGAGCTGTTAGTGGAGAGCCTTCTGGAGAAGATAAGTTAGAACAATTGTTCGATACTAACACTGGAATTAAAAGTGCTTCTTTGCGATCTGCCTTGTCAGCAGCGGAAAATAGAGATGAAGAAGCAGCTATACTAGCTAAATTTGACATAGGCGAAGATCAATATGTGCGTGATAAACGTGGTCGATTGGCTCTTACACCTGAAGGTGCAGCTAAGTTTGGGCAAGAAACAGATAAAAATATACTTATAGATGAAGATGGTTTTAGTCGTTATGACTTAGCCGATCTTGCAGGTATAGCACCAGAACTCATAGGTGCAGTTGGCGGAGCTATAGCAGGACAAGTCGCTATACCTATTCCTGTTCTTGGAGCAGCCATAGGTGCTGGAATAGGAGCTGGGGCTGGTCAAGGTGTTGAAGAGATTGTTGAAGCTGGAGCTGGTGTATCAAAACAATCAGCGGGAGATATAGCTAAAGATATAGCAACAGAAGCAGCTATAGGTTTTGTTGGAGATGGATTGTTTGGATTACTTGGTAAAGCATTTGGTGTTGGTAAAAAATCATTGCAAGCTGGTAAAGAGTTAACGTCTGAAGAGCTAGAAACAGCAGCCAAGTCAATTGATATGGGTATATTGCCTACGTTATCAGCCATAAGAGCGCCATCAGTTATTGCAAGAGCGCAAGGCATTGGAGAAAAAATATTTAAGACATCTGATCGTTTGAAACAAAACAACGAAGTTATGTCTAAAAAAATAAATGAGTTTACTCAAATGAGTGGTTCTAGTACAGCAGACGAAGCTGGTGAGGCTTTGTTGCGAGGTTTAAAAGAAGATAATGCAGCTTTAATTAAAGCAGAAACAGAAGCAAGAAAAGCTGTGTTAAAACAATTTGAAGATACAGCCAATGCGTTTGCAAGTCCTGGTATGACTAGAAATCCTGATATAGATAATGAAATATTTGGTCTTTTTACAAATGCACAAGAACAATTTAACAAAAATATGACAAGAACATTTAAAGCTGTTGATGATCTTATGGGAGAACAACTTGGTTCAAGAAACTTTATTAGTGTAAAAGATTTACAACCAAAAGTTTTAACAGCATTAGATAGTTTAAAGGGAGCAACTGGTAGATCTTTTGAAGATGCTAAAGGACAATTAAGTTTATTAAATTCATTAATAAAACAAAGAGGTAATAAAGCGTCTTTTAATCAGTTGTATAACGCTAGAAAGTCTACAAATGATTTAATTATGTCTGGTGACGCAACTGTAGGTAGAGTGTTGAAACCTATTTTAGATGACATAGATAACATAATGAGTCGTGAAAATTTAGAGATCACTGCTCAAGGCGCAAAATTAACTAGTGATGAGGCAACATTGCTTACTAAAGCTGGAGAACAGTTAAAGAAAGCAAGAGCTGATTTTAAAGAAGGCAGAGATATACTTGAGAAATTACAAGGCAATACACAATTAAAAAATTTAGAAGACTTTGTAAAAACAGCAGACAGAGATGCAAGACGCATAACTGTTGATCCTGAAATATACAAAGATTTAATTAAACCGAACAGACCACAGTTTTTAGAAGGTGCTATTGAAGTTTTAACAAAATTTGGTAAACCTGGCGATGCTTTAAGATTTAGAGAAGAAGTATCAAATAACTTTGTTAAGAATGCTTTAGCTAAATCAGGTATAGACTCTATGAGTCCACAATCGTTTAGCGGTAAAGAATTTGCTGATGCTATTGATAGTTTGGGAACAAGTGGAGATGTATTGTTTGGTGGAGCAGATAAATATAATGGCATTAAGGCTTTAGCTAATCAAATAAGATTAACATCTATAAATAAAATGGATGACACCGTTATTCAAAATATTGTAGATCAAGGCGGTAGTGATACATTAAGAGGATTGTTAAATAGTGTTAAAGATGCACAAGTTAACTTAGGTAATTTACAAGCAAGTAATGTTAGAAAAAAACTAGCTGAAGGCACTTTAAATTCAACACAAGCTGGTGAGTTAATAGCGAACAATTCTACAAAAGCAAATGAAATAACTGACATACTTACTTATTTCAGAACACAAAACGATGAAGAATCAATTAAAAAAATTCAAGGTTTCTTTATGAACAGTCTTATTAAAGACTTTGGTGAAACTGTTATGACAGATAGTAAAAAGTTAGGAAAGTTTGCTGATCGTATGTTAGAAGCATCAAAAGGAAATAAATTAAATGTTCTTTATGGTGATAGAATGGGCAAAGATATGACAGAGTTTGCCAAAATATTAAAGTTTAACGCAAGAACTGCTGAAGGTGGTGATCTTGTCGCTGCTAATATAGCTGCTAGTCCATTACAAAATTTAGGCAAGTTAGCAAAGTTTACTGTGTTAGGTAGGTTTTTAACATCAGCTCCTTACTATAGTCAGATAGTAAAACAATATAAAAATGGTGTAAGAACTGCAAAGACAGATGCAGAAAGAGCTATGACACTAGGGCAAGTCATAAGAAACTTTATGTCACAAGCACCTGGTCAAATGTTTCAAGAAGGCGTAAACGAAGGCGCAGATCAAATAGAAGCTCTTGCAGATAATTACGGAGTTACTTCTGCAATTGAAAATACAACTAATCAAGTCCGAACAAATGTTCGGAATCAAACGCCAGCAGGTACAGGAATAAACGTAACTCCACCCGCAGCTAATACAGGATTAGGAGCAATCAACGTAAATTCACCAGGCACAGGAGCTTTATTAGGTCTTAGTCCTGTAAATCAAGCAATAGCAGCAAGGCAAACACCATGAACATAGATGAGTTAAGAGAAGAATTAAAAGAAGATGAGGGTTGTAAGTACGAAATTTACTTAGATCATTTAGGTTTGCCCACATTTGGAATAGGTCATTTAGTTACTGAATGGGATGAAGAGTATGAAAAGCCAGTAGGTACATCAGTATCAGAAGAAAGAGTTAATAACTGTTTTAAAGTGGATGTTGAAGGAACTATATCAGAGTGTCAAAAATTGTTTGATAACTTTGATAATTTGCCAGAAGAAGTACAAAAAATCTGTGCAAACATGATGTTCAATATGGGTCGTCCTCGTTTATCTGGTTTTAAAAAGTTTTGTGCCGCCATAGCTGACGAAGATTGGCTCGAATGTGCCGTGCAAATGGAAGATTCAAGATGGCATAAGCAGGTTACAAACCGTGCAAATCGTTTAATAAAAAGAATGGAAGCTGTAGGTATTAAAGAACAAGTCGCTTAATTATTGAGTGTACCTAAACCTAAACGAGTCACATTATCATCTTCTTTAAATCTATTTGAATAATCTTTATCAACCCATATACTAATTTGTTGACGCACATTGCGTCTTTCATCATCACATATACGTTTTAATTTATAATAAGTATCAGTATCTATGCCAATGGACTTGAATTTTTTTGGATCTGCCATTACAATAACTCCCATGTATTACAATAATAAACGAATTATAACCCGAAAAGTTGGGAAACCCAACAAGTATTTCGCAAAAAAAACTGTGGCTATGGGTTTAAAATTTGATTCCAGATGGGAAGCAGAGCGTTGGGGTCAATTAAAAGCTATGGAAAGAGCTGGTGTTGTAGATCAATTAGACAGGCAAGTTAAATACGAATTAAAAATTAACGATGTAAAAATATGTAATTATATTGCCGACTTTACATATTTATTAGTAGAAGAAGATGGATCGTCCAGATTCATTGTTGAAGATGCTAAAGGCGTTCTTACACCTGAGTTTAAGTTAAAGAAAAAACTTATGCTCGCCATACATAACATAGATATTTTGTTAAGTTTTAAGAAAAAATGATAGATCAGGTATTGACTTTATTGTAACTAGTGCTATATATGAAGTTCTAGCGTAAATATAAAGGAGGTCAATTATGACATCATTCGCAAATTATTTTGAGATGGATGAAGCAAAGCTCATCGAATCTCGAAAGTCTCTTGAGAAAGAGATGGAGTCTTTAAAGAAAGACTTGCAAGCTATCAATGAAGTTTTTGAACACAAGTATGGTAATGCTGCTCGTGACAAATTAAGAGAAGCTGGTAAGGATTTTGGTTCTACTAGTTTTATGATAGCAAATAATATAAAACTTAATGCTACGTTCAGAAAGAAGGTTGAATGGGATCAAGCTGGTCTTATGGCTACACTTGATACTCAAATGGATGCAGACGATGCAAGACATTACGGTAAAGTGAGTGTTACTGTAGAAGAAAGAAAATACGCATCTGCTCCTCCAGTTATAAAAGCCTTACTTGAGCCACATAGAACTGTGGACTTAGCGGGTGTAACATTTAAATTGGAAGAGGTAGAATAATGGCATTGAATATAATTACAGCCGAACAACGTATGGCTGAGAAAAAAGGTCATAAGATTGTTGTGTGTGGTCAGAGCGGAGTGGGTAAGACTACTCTTGCTAGGACTTTAGATGCAGACACTACATTGTTCATGGACTTAGAGGCAGGTGACGCAGCTATTGAAGGATGGCCCATAGACGTTATCCGCCCTAAGACATGGGCTGAATGTCGTGACTTTGCATGTTTTTTAGGTGGCGGTAATCCATCCTTAACTGACGATCAATCTTATAGCCAAGTGCATTATGATTATGTAGTGCAACAATATGGTGATCCATCTGAAATGATGAAAAAGTATGATACTATATTTATCGACAGTATAACTGTGGCTGGTAGATTATGTTTTCAGCATTGCATGGGTCAACCCGAAAATAGGACTAGAAACGGCACAATAGATACTCGTGCTGTTTATGGTATGCAAGGTCGTGAGATGATGTCATGGCTAACGCATTTACAACATATTCGTGAAAAGAATGTAATTTTTGTTGGTATTCTTGACGAAAAAGTTGATGATTATGGTCGCAAACTATTTGAACTACAAATAGAGGGCGCAAAGACAGGTCGTGAACTACCAGGAATTGTGGATGAAGTTATCACAATGGCAGTTATGACAGGTGACGAAACAACAGGTACATATCGTGCCTTTGTATGTCAGACGTTAAATGAGTGGGGTTATCCAGCAAAAGATAGATCGGGCAAACTCGATGTATTGGAAGAGCCACACTTAGGTAAACTTCTGACTAAAATGAGTGGTGGGCAAAAGCAATCAGAAAGAGAGCTTACATTTGTTGATCCCGCCAAACAACCAACGTCTAGCAACGAAGGAGTAAATAATAATGCTTGACTTAAATAATATAACCCCTGATGAGGGTAATGACTTTTCTCTTATTCCACACGGAACTATTGCTCGTGCAATACTTTATATCAAACCACAATTGGATGGTGTAAGGATTCCTGATCTAGCACAAGATGCTATATTTAGGCAATCAGCACACTCTTCAGCTAAGTGGATTGAATGTGAATTTACCATAGTAGGTGGTCAATTTGATAAACGTAAAGTTTGGCATAACATATTTTTTGATGGTGATAAGAAAAATCAAAATGGTGTTTCTGTATCAAAAGAAATTGGTTTAAGAACTCTTAGAGGTATTATTGATAGTGCCAAAGGTTTAAATCCAAATGATGTATCACCCGAAGCTAATGCACTAAGACAAATACCAAGCCTTGAGGCAATAAATGGTATGGAGATTTGCATGAAGATTGCAGTTGAAAAAGGCACTAACGGTTATGATGACAAGAATAAAATGCTTGCACCTGTAACTGTTAATCAAGATGGATACATAAGTGA